GATGCAGTAGCACTGTTTGCTGAGTTAGTTGCTGATGTTGCCGCAGCAGTTGCACTATTCGCTGAAGCAGTGGCGCTAGAAGCTGCATTGGTTGCGCTAGAGCTAGCTGCCGAAGATGCTGACAATGCCGATGATGCGCTAGAGCTAGCAGAGATTGCCGCCGTAGCAGCCTGTGATGCGCTAGTAGCTGCCGTACCTGATGACGAAGCCGCAGAGGTTGCACTGGATGCAGCAGCAGTTGCGCTTCCAGCAGCAGCCGTGGCTTGTGTGCCTGCGTTTGTTTCGGCTAACTCTGCGCCTGTCTCAGCGGTTTCAGCAGCAGCCTGTGCAGCCTGTGCGTCTAGCTTTGCTTGGTTGGCAGCAGCAGCATCAGCGGCCACGCCAGACTCCGAACCCGCAGCAGCAGAGGCGCTATTAGCAGCCGCCGTTGCACTGGCCGAAGCTTCGTTTGCTTTATCGGTAGCTGTTTGTGCGTACTGGGCAATCTCTGAAGCATAGGCGTCCGTAGACGAATCACCTGAACCTCCATCACCCCTATAAATTGGCATAAGCTACTCCTAAAACAAACAAGAAATAAGAAAGGCCCCCGAAGGGGCCAGTGGAGCCTTACTCGTCAAAGACAGCTAGTACTAAGCCACCTTCAGGACGGTACACTTGAACACCATAGAGGGTGTCAGCGGTGTACAGAGTAGACAAGTACTCTTGCTTGTACTGAGTCTGCGAACGTACATTCATCTGCTCCGCGTGGATGATAGCATCCTTGTGGAAGAACAGAGCGCCACGAACGTTAGTCTCAATCGTAGGACAGTTACTAGAAACGTAAATGTCAACACCGTAGACGTTACCAATCAGACCAGACTTAACAGTGCGGTCATCGCGGAAGTCGCTAGATACGTAACGCTCAATTCCCATTACTGTCTTACGAGCAGCAGGTGGGATGATCAAGCAACGATCTTCCATTGGTACGTTGGCGTCATCCAGAAGCTTGATAGCCTCACGGAAACCTACGTCGGTGAAGTTGTCACCAGTAGCTACAGTACCGGCAGCAAAGGCGCTCAGGCCAGTAGCAGCGTTAAAGTAGTAGCTGTTACTGTTAACCCAATCTGCACCAGTAGGAGCAGCGAGGTCAAGAGTTCCGTCACCGAAACCAGTACCACAGTTCATCAGGTCAGTGTCAACCGTCAGAGCCAACTGGTAACCAGCGTCTTCTGTGTAGAACTGTCGCAGGCTGTTGAGTGCCTGTACTTCTACGATGTCCTCAATAAAACGTGAGTACTCGAAGTGACGATTGATTTCAATCTGCAATTCTTGCTCAACGTTCGCCTGAATGTTAACCGCAGTATCTTGCACCTTAGCAGATGCAGCGCCACGGATAGGCTTAGGGACATGGATCTTGTCGCCCTTCTTACCTGTCATAGACATCTTCTTTACAAGAGGTGACATCTTCAGGTTCTTCTGGTATGCGGCAATTACTTCGTCGCTCCAGATTTCAGGGATGAATGTTGCTGCGGCTGTCTTATTGACAATGGAGCCACCGCCTACTGTACCGGGATAAGTTTGAGTCGCCATGATAAATCTCCTTTAGATTAGGCTACTTAACACGACCCTCGGCGTAAGCTTGAAAGATTTCTTCTGACAAAGCTGAGTAACGATCTGGGTCGGTCTGCATAAGTTTAATAATATCAGCACGACGATATTGCTTTTTACGTTGAGTTTGACCTGTTCCTCGGGCGTTGCCTGTACTTGCAGACTTAACCTGCTGCTTACGTGCTTGCTTCTCAACTGCTACCGTCTGTTCTGCAACAGCGGCTCTCTCTTTCCAGAGGGAGAACAGTTCATCAGCGGCGTCGTAATCATACTGCTGGTCTGCTTGTACAAACAATTGAGTCCTGATCTTAGAGCCTTTAATCCACTCAGCAAACTTAGCATCTTGGACAATGGTGTTCATGTCTGGATGCTTGCTTTGAAGTTGTGCCAAAGCTGTTTGTTTTTTGTACTGCTGAGTAGCTTGTTCAGCTTCCTTGATGCTAGGATGGTTCTCAATTGCCCTGCTAACTGCGGTCTTTGGATCAACAAAGAAGTCAGTATCGTCTTCTTCTTGCTGTTGTACAGGTGCTTGTTGTTGTGCGAGTTGTGTCTGGATGTAGTCATCAACAACACCACGCAGTTCACCAACTTCAGAGCTTTGTTTGCCAAGCAGCTTCTCAGCCTCTTGGTGCATCTGAACAACCTCTTGCAAGGATTTGTTCTGATACTTCTCTGGTAAGCTAGGTTCCTCTTGAGCTACCTCCTCTGGAGACTCAATTGTATCCTCTGATGCTTCTAGTGTATCTACGTTGTCGTTGTTAAGTTCTTCTTCCGAACGCTCGTCTACGAGTTGTGCTCGTCCCATATTATTAACCTTCTCCGCCTAACGGTTGTGGAGTTTATTTACGTCCAGCTTGCTCATGTTCTCGTACCCACTTCATGTGACGTCCGGGAAAGTCCCCAGATGCACCTTCAAGTACGCATGGCGTTGCTGAAACGACCCTTGTAGCGTTAGCGCCACAACCGCACCTACTGGTTGTAGCGTCAGCGTCTACAAATTCTTCAAAGTAGTGACCATTGGTACACTTAAAATCGTATACCTTAATCATCTTCTGGATTGTTCTGCGCTTCTTCAAAGCTGTTAGTTGTAATAGCTTCAAAGTTAATTAGATGTGCTAATACGTTAAGTTGTCCTTTGCGGAAAAACATATCATCTACATCTTTTGTTGCTTCAACTGAGTTTATTATATTTGCATTACTTTTAAAATCTTCTAAGAGTTGTTTCCAACCTTCTGTGTTAAAGATGTCGAAGTAATTATTATAATATGTTTCTAATTCAGGTTTCATAGAGGCCCTTTGGTTGTCTCATTAGTTACTATACACTATATATTATACCATACTTTTGCTCAAATGTCAAGCCTTTTTGGTACTTTTACCAGTCTTTCTTCGTTTACCGGATGCTGTAACTGCGTGTTTAACTTTAGCTGGGCCAGTCTTCTTAGCTTTAGACTTAGCCTTTTCAGCCGCTGTCATCTTAGCTGCAACAGCTTTAGGGCGGCAGGAAGGGTACGGACGCTTAGATTTCTTAGCAGATTTACGTCCGCACTCCTTGCCTGTCTTTAGGTCAACCCAGTCTTCTTTGAACCATTTGGTCAGACCACCCTTTGGTTTAGCCACTGTACTTACCTCCGCGCTTTTTGTATTCTTTTGTTAACCAGCCTGAAGCATAGGCAGACGGCCAAACATCAAACTTACGTTTAGCCTCCGCTTTGACTCTGGAATACAACGCAGGGTTAGAGGGCTTTGGACTTTTACTTTTTGCCTTTGGCACGTTTCACCTTCTTTCCTGTTTTAGCTGCGGCTTTCTTAGCCTTAGCTTTGCCTGCTTCTGTGTATGCGTACTTCTTTCCGTTTACCATTGGCATAATAGCCTCCTCACCATTTAGATTTATTTGCCCAATAAGCCGCAGACATTTTGCCTTTGGCTATGTTTTTTGCATGACGCGCCTTAAAGGATTTACGTCTTGCCTTCTCTTTAGGAGTGCTGGGATTTTTACCTGCACCACTAACGCCCTGCTGTCCATAGCGTATTGTCTTAACCTTGTCGCCTTCCTTGGCTACAACTACGTGGGACTTTGTTGGGTGGCTAGGCGTTCTCTTCGGTTTGTTGAACCCGCTTACCCCGGCTCTTGCTAGGCGTGGATCTTTTTCCTTGCTCATTGAGGTTCTCCTCCAAACGTGCCACCTTCTCTTCTAGGTTCGACAGGCGGTTGAACTGGCCTTTGAACGCTTCGTTGACTTGGCTGATTAGGTTCTTGAGGTCTTGCTGGGTCATTAACATTTATCTTAGCCTCTACTTCTTTGTCTTTAGTGATTGCTTGTGCGACCTTCAGGCGACGCTCAAACTCTTTGTCGTCTTGATCACCCGCTGCAAGGTTACGTGTAATAGCCTCAATGCGTTTAATCTCAACTTCTTGTGGCTCAAGCTGCGCTTCGACAGAGTACTTCTGTGCTCGTGCCTGCGACTCTTGTGCCTGTGCTGACAGTGCTGCCGTCTGCGACTGCTGTAATGCAAGCTGTGCTTGTTGTGCTTGCATAGCCGCCTGTTGTGCTTCTGGGTTAGGCTGACTAGCTTGCTGCATAGCTCCGATAAGTTCTTCGCGGTTAGACAAGTTCATGTTGTCGATGATGCTTTGAATAAGGACTGGATAGATTGGACTATCCTGCTTCATGGTCTGCAACAACTGAACAAGCTGTGTGACCTCATACTCACGAGCAATGATGCCCAGCGTAGAGGTTGCGTTGAACTTGTAATCCTTCACGGGGTAGTTCTCAGGGTCGAACTGCATGTAACGATACGCAGCCTTCTTAACAAACGGAATCAGGAACGACTGCTGGAAGTTTATCAGAGTGCGTTTATGGCGTTTAATGATAGCACCGAGAGACATAGAAATGCCAGCGGCAGTAGCTTCACCATTAACGTTGCCAGCGAGTCCCGCTGAATCAACTGCTCCAGTAGCTTGTTGTACCATTTGTTGAAGAGAGGCTGCTTGGGCGAACGTGATCTGGCCCACTTGACCAAAGTTGAACGGCTGTAAGACTTCACGAGGATCTCCATTAGTCAGAATTGTTTTGCCGGGACGTATCTCAGGCTTTGCCCCGCGTGGAAACTTAGTAGCATCAATGGCAAGCATTGGATGTATCGTCAAGCTAAGAGCGTCAATACGCGCACGTAGCTCAGTGTCGAGAGCCTTCTGGCTGTTGTAACCTTTCTCACACACGCCACGACCCCAGAACATAGAAGGCACTACATCCCACGGAAACGCTACTACGGGTCTGTCTTGCATCATGTAGGGGTTTGCTTCAGCTTTTAAGAGGACACCGCCGTTAGCGATAACAACAACCGCCTCTACATACCCTGCGTCACCTTCTATTTTCTCGTCGGTTGCTTCTTCTAACATGTGCTTAGGAACAAGGCCGTAGTACTTTGTTAGCCGAACTTTGTCGTCACTGTAGACTGTGATGTCTTGGTCAGGCTCAAGGTTTGTGTCAGGAGCCGCTGTGCCTACGTATACGTCCCTGTAGACGCCGTTCTCTTGTAACTGCTCTACATGGTGGCTTCCAACAAACTCGTCCACAGCGACGCCCATAGCGTCCTCAATGGACGTTGCTACAGGATCGATCAGGAAGTTCTGTGGCATGACAGGCTTAAGCTTAACAACTACACGATCTGTAATGTTAACACCCACTGCCTGAAGCTGCCCATCCATGATCGGTTGGGTGGCTGGAGCCATCTCTTTGATCTCTTCGATAACGATCTCGCCAACACCTGTACCGAATACAGCCGCGTTGATAAGACACTCTGCAACCGCTTTACGCACTTTGGTGTTCTCAAAGTCTTCGGTAAGCTTGTTACGAAGATAGAGGACGTCTTGAGATTCTTTGTCGTTCATGTCGTCTGCAATGTCAAACCACTTACCGCGACCAAACGTAGCCTCTTCCATCTCAGCAACGTTAGACTCTACAGCTTGCTGCAAGGCAGGACTGATTATGCGTGAGCGTTCTGACTTGCGTTCAGTATCTGCTGGATCCCAGATGCCACGCCACAGTCTGTAATACTCGTCAAACTTTTCTTCGTAGTTAGACTGATAGTTGTCGCGCCAGTCTTCGCACTTTGTCATTACCCAGTCTTCCAAGGATTCTTGAACGAGTAAAGGATCAGGGCTGTATATATTGTCTTCCATAATTAATATCCCGCTACAATGTCTAAGATTTCTATTTCATCTTCTATGAAGTCGTGTATCCCATACGGTACAGTGGCAAGCTGATCAATGTACGCGAGGGAATCAACAAGATCATCGTGAGTTAGCGGGTCGGGAAACTGAAATAGCTGGTCGAGGAAACGTGCGTTCCATTCGCCCTTATTTAAACTTATGATGCCGTTTTCAAATCTACCCTGTAATGCCCACATGATCCTATCAGTTTTCTTTTTATTACCGTGCGTAAGCTCTTCTACTCGAAAGTACTTGCCGTACTTTCTTTGAAGATCCATTAACGGTGACATTACTGCTTGCTTTGCAATGCCGCGCTCAATACCTACAGATACTGGCTGGTAATCTCTGACTGCTTGAAATATTTTCATCGCAGTTTCGTCTAGCGTCCAACGTCCGTAGATAATGTTATCAATGTGCCAGTCACCGTTGTCACCCACCTTAACTACGGAGATTGCAGTTTCGTCTAGCTTAGAACTCTTCGTGCGTTTCTTACCTACCTCTTCAAAACCAGCCAAGTCAATGGCTATGTAGTGGTCTCCTGCGTCGGGGGCTTCACCGTACTGTACCCACTCCTCTTTAAACATCTCTGAGCCAACCGCCTCAAAGGACGCCATGAACTCCTGACGAAAGGCGTAAGAAGACATTGATTTCTTTGCGATGTTAATTTCATCAGGGTCGAGTAAGTCGTTATCGTAGCTTGTGAAATGCCACGCTGAGTACGTTTCGTCATCGCCTAGCTCCGCATACTTGTACAACTCGTAGAAATGGTTACGACCCATCGGTGTTCCTATGAACATTGCCGAACCCTTCTGGTCAGCCAGCGCAGGACGTAGGACTTGCTCCCAAACGTCAGGCTTCATGTCTGCATATTCGTCCATGACAAGGAACTTAAGGCTAACACCACGCATAGTTTCTGGACGGTCAGCACCCTTAAGCGTAATTGTAGCGCCGTTGACAAGTTTTAGTTGTAAGTTGTTGATATGAGAGCCTACAATAACATCATGGCCCAGTTCAAGTAAGGTCTGCCACATAATGTCACGGGCTTGTCCCTGTGTGGGGGCAACATAGAAGACATGACCGCGTTCAGCCTGCAACGCATTGATGATTAACATCCACGCAGCCAGCCGAGACTTTCCTGTACGCCGCCCAGCAGCAACTACCTTAAAACGTGTAGGGTCATTAAAGACTTTTGTCTGCCAATCTAGCAGTTCTACGTTAACGTCTGTCATACGCCGTTAAAGTTTACAAAAGTTGCAGGGGCTTCTAGTAGATCGAAGGTGACTACGACTTCCATGTTCCCTGATCCACCTGTTGACGCCTTGATAACGTCGCCGGGCTGTAACACAAACACAGCATTACCGTCTAACAACAAATATTCCTTGGACTGTACATTAGTTCCGTTAAAAATATAAACGTCAGGGTCTGGAGTTTTGTCTACGAACAGTGTAATGTCGTTGGTTGCATTGTGAAGGTTAGAAACAAACGCCATGTTCCAGTGGGCAACAAAACCATTAGGAATAGTTACAAGCGTTTGCGTAGAAGTGTCCGTTAAGTTTACATTCTTCGTATATAGCATATCAGTATGTCCACATAACAGGCGTAGAGGCGCGTAAGTCTACGTGTATAAACGTATCAGCTACGCCGATGCCGCTGAATCCAAGTGCCATTGCGTGTCTGACTAGGGTGTGCTTCTGTGATCCTGAAGATACCTTGATGTCAGCAGCAATGCCCTGCGAATGCGTACCCGGCGTTGTTTTTGCGGCCTCTATTGAGTGCTTTGGGCTGCGGTATCCGCTGGTGATTACAAACGGAAAGGCGCATAAGTCCCTAAGATCGTCTAAGATGTGCAAAAACTCTGGCAGCATTTCGTTTTCTCCTGTCTCTTGACAGTTAAACTCTTCGATCTTAAAGTACTTCACCGGAATCTCCGTCAATAACGTCACCTGATGACACTTCGGTACTGCCGACGCCCGTAATGTTAATCTGAATGGCGCTTCTTCCGCTTTCTTTAATGATTTCTTTTTCAAATAGCGCGGTTGGTGCAACTCTGTCCATCACCAGCTTCCACGCCGCTGCTTGATTTTTGTGATCATCGTCCAAAGCCGCAGAAAATATAGCATCTAAAACCTTTCTGGACTTTGGTGAGGCTAACATCCTAGCCTTATACTCATTCATAATGCCAGCGTCGCCCTTCGGACGCCCGACAGCCCGCCTGTTTCCCTTCTTAACAGCCTCTACGTCTTTCTTTTTGGGACGACCACGACCACTTACGGGTTCTTCTGACACTATAACATCCTCGTATAAGAACTATATAGAAACTTTACCGTTCCATGACTGCATATAGGCCCATGACTGCATATAGGCATTAAAGTTATAATTATATATATTATCTTATATGCCTATATGTGGTCAAGTTCCTATGTGTTGTCAAGCATTAACGGCGCGATCAAGTTTCTCTTTAGTTAATCACTTATCTATACAGTATATTATAGCATACTTTTCAGTGTTTGTCAAGTCTTTTCTTTAATAATGTAAATACTACACAGATCAACACTGTCCCTTACAGGCGCAATCCAGATTCTGTTTAGACCCTTATTCTGTCTAGCTTTCTGCGTTGCATTATGCAATTCAATTTAGCTCTTTTTTGTGTCTGAGCGGCAACAGTACAGTACAGCGCAGTCAGTCCCCCTCCCCCGTGCCTAAATAGCAGTACAGTATGCAAATCATACCGAGTATCTAAGCAGTAACCTAGTATGATAAACATACCGAGTATCTGCGGAGTGACTGAATAGCAGAGTGTGAGAGTCTGAGCAGCACCCTATAGCGTCACCACAGATTCTAAATTGTTCCACGTAGAACACTGTACATACATACAGTATTGTCACTGTACTGACAGACTTACATGTCAAGTGACAGGCAATCATTGTGGCGCTGTGGTGATCGATACAGGCACGTTACAAAAAGCTATACAGTGCTATCTGTTTTTATATTGTTTCACAGCAAGCCATACAGAGCGCCGCAGCAATATAGATCTAAAAGTTATATGCTTATTCTATACCATAAAGTTATTAAAACCGACTGCGCTTATAACCTAATAGTGTTACCGCTAGTGTTACCGTGTTACCCAATAGTGTTACCCAAGGTTACAAAGTAACACAATACTGAATGCAAATGAGAATCATTATCGCAGTAAGTTATTGATTTATAAAGGGTTTATATAGCTGGCATGGCATGTGCGTCTATTTAGGTAGTGGCAGCCCAGCGCGTCACTGTTTATTAACAATTCGCCAGCGCCATAATCGGCGCGACATAGTGCGGCACTACCGAATAAGTGGTGGTGTCCCTAATGTTTATTTGGGTTGCGGTATGCACCCACCACAATTACGCCACTGTTATAGTAGGTTGAGAACGGCTAGCGCCTAGACCGATAGCATGCGAAAAGTAGCGCAGTTTTCCAAGCGCGATAATTGCGGCCATATACTCGAGTAAACGCTAACGGGGACACCACTGGCGAACGGGGTAGCGGATAGCAAAGCAAAATCCGAGGGCACTATAAAACTGGCATAGTAAAATTTTGGGTTAAATGTCCCACGATAGAACGCCAGATCCATTAGCAAAAAATAAAGTGTATAGATTTCAACCCGTCTTATATGGCGGGTTTTTATGTATACATTTCGTATACGTTTATAAATTCTTATAACCTACCGAAAAAGTGAGAGCATATTATGGGTACTATTAAATTGACCGACGCGCAAATTTCTGAAAATGTAGAGTGTTTAGTTAGCATTAAAAAAGCCGAGGATAACGTTGCGGCTATGGTTTTAAATGATTACGCGCTGTACTTTCACGGTAACGCGGAAGCTGGAAAGGCAATTGTGGCTTACTGGAATGCATGTGCCGTCGCGGGTGTTGTTGATAAAGTAAGGCAGCAATTGTCACTTGCCAGTAAGCAATACCACAAGGAAATGGGGGTAACCACTGGCGGCGTTAAAGTAGTGGATGATAAAATTGTCGAGGCGCCGACACGCGCTGCAAAAGAGGCTAAAAATCCACTGTTAGATAAGGCAAAAGAGTTATCACCAACGCTAACCACTGAGCAGCAAAAAATACTTGCCGAGTTATTATCTCAAGCCGCCAATGATATGGTTGCAAAATCTTAAAGTTATAATTTCTTATAGGGGAAATTTATGTGCAAATCAAAAGCAAACCGTTTAAAAGAAGAATTGTCAGATTTTGGCATTGAGGCGATATACCCCACGTTTTACGAGCGCGAACACGACGGCGAAATGTCAGACGGCGGCGGGTTTATAGTGACGTTCTACGCTATTGATTACGACGACGACGCTAGCGAATTGTGCGAGGATAGGATACGCGAAGTTTGTCACGATCTATATTACCGCGAAAGCTGCGGGTGTTCACACGATTGTTGCGGCTGCGTTTTCACGTCTAGTTTTAACGTTATGTTAAAAGAGGCGAACAATTTTTATGGCGACGACCACTTAAAAGGCAAGCCAGCGTTTGATGTTGTGGTAAAGCTTGGGTATGGTTTAAATTACTAACAGTTATAATTTCTTATAAGGGGAAAGTTATGGATGATTTAGTTTTGTACGGTGAGAACGGTAAAGAGATAGTGCTGCCAACGTGTTGGGCAGTCTGTGATCGCTGTCACGGCGAGGGCAAACACTCAAACCCCAGCATTGACGGCAATGGCATCACTGCCAGTGAGATGGACGAGCTGTGTTATCAAGACGAGGATTTCGCGGCGAACTACTTCAGCGGCGTGTATGACGTTACATGTCACCAGTGTGACGGTAAACGCGTGACGAAAGAGGTAAACTTTGGAGCCATGTCGCCTGCACAGATTGAGGAGTACGAGCAGCAGCAGGAGCAACGCAGGGAAAGTGAGCTTGAGAGTTATTACGAGCGCAGAGCTGGCGCTTAACTAACAGTTATAATTTCTTATAAGGGGAAAGTTATGGATAACTGGCACAGTGAAACGATAGAACGTTTCAAGACTTTATCGGTAGAAAGTTTAAAGTACATACGCGCTGACGCCTACGCTGCGGCGATAGCAGGCGAAACAATAGACAATCCAAAGACGGGGCAGTACTGGGATGAAGTACACTACGCCTCAATGGAATTAAAGCGGAGGCTAAAAGGATCAAACCTCTAATAGATATACTTATTAGGGAAGTGATCCTTTTTAATCAGTAATAATGGGAGACTGCAATGCAAGATGAATTGATATGGTGTTTGGTTTGGGTTAGTATTCTTTTAACGATGTTCCCGTGGAGGGTAGGCAAATGATAGTGTTTAATTATGTAAGCAAAAAAGAAATGAAAGAGCACGTAGGAAAACCGCTAAGATTTATTGAGACTAGTATCTTCGGGCCTGAATATATCAGCGACGGTGTTTTAGTGGGTGCTAACAGGCCGCACATAACTGGCAAGGGGCGTGAGTTTTTTGCTGAAGTTATCATGCGCGACGGTCTAATTCATAAAGTAAAGTGAGGATAGTAAAATGAGTGAATATGGAAGCGATGCAAAGTACAAAGAATTTAATATTTACATGGGTAAAGATAAGATTTATTTTGAGCATGAGCATTTAGGTGAGGACGATTCGTGTTGTGTTTACCTTGAACATGGTAGAATTTATGACTATGATATGTGCTTTGCCATGCCTAATGAAGTTGGGCAGTGGCTGAGTAAGGAAGGCTACAACGTTTATTGGGATGGTGAGTTTTGGGATTACGATTGAGGATTAAGTTATGAGTAAACTAACAGAAGCAAGGCTGGCAGTTGGCGGGTTGACTACAACGTCGAAGATGCCGTGTAAGTCTTACAACTTACCAGCGCAGGAGTGTAACGTAGGCAGCAAGCTACGCAAACAGAAGGGGTCAACGTGTAGTAAATGCTATGCGCTGAAGGGTAGGTATCACTTTCCAAATGTCAAGGACGCATTGTATAGAAGATTTAACACGATTAAATCTAAGCATTGGGTTGACAATATGGTAACAGCTATCAAGTCACCAGATTATTTTAGGTGGCACGATAGCGGTGACTTACAAGACGCGCAGCACCTCGACAACATTGTGCAGGTAGCGCGGCGAACACCCGACACACTGCACTGGTTGCCGACTAGGGAGTACAAGCTTATAAGAAATTATAGCGGTGACATTCCAGAAAACTTAATCATTCGAGTGTCAGCACCGGACATTGACGGCCCTGCGCCAGCGTTTACACACACATCGACAGTTCACAAAAACATAATACCAACGGGTCACGTATGCCCAGCGCCGAAGCAAGGAGGTAAGTGCGGTGACTGTCGTGCATGTTGGGACAAGTCAGTAACTAACGTAAGCTATGGAGAACACTAATGAACACAGATTATTTAAGTCTATATCAAGACTTCAAAGATTCAGGCGACAAAAGTTTTTGTACTGCGCTGGCGTACTGCCTAGTCACTGGCGCTAACATGCACGTTGCAAATGCTAGACTGCGCCGCAAGCGTGGACGTGGTGTGTCAGGACTGTTACTTAACGAAGCAATAAAGGACGCTGGCTATCACCTGCTAGAAGTCAAGATCAAAGGGTATGTAAAAAACCTACCAAAGAAGGGCTTGACACGCGGCACATATCTAGTATACAGTTCGCGCCATGTCAGCGTTATCAAGGACGGTGTTGTGCTTGACTGGACAGCACTCAAAGAAGCACGATCAAAACGTACCGTAGTTTGTTATCAACTTTTAAAAACTGGAGAGTCACTATGACTATCACTGTAGAGAGAATCAAAAAAGACATAGCCTATTTCAGAAAGGAGGCAGCGTACAACCTGAGACAATCAAGAAGCTGGCGCTCCCACGATACGCTGAAGAACTATTATGTCGGACGCTACCAATCGTTGAAGCACGCGTCCGAGTACATAGCTATAACACTTGGAGTAGCAGAACGCGAGGAGATTGCATAATGGATTATTTAGCTAAGGTTACTATTGAGGGTGTCTTGTATGAGGCACACGTAGACGTTCGGGAGTACGACGGGGAGTTGGAAGCGGATCTTAGTACATCGCTGATCTACATCGATGACAAGGTACACCTTGCTGCCGATGTGTCGGACGCTGTACTTGATGAGCTGTTAGATGAAGCTGCTGATATGTACCGCTCCGATGACGGAGCAGACGCGGCGTATGACGCAATGAGGGATGCATAATGTATTACGTACAATATAAGGCGGTGGGAGTGGGCGGCAATGACCAGTGGGTTATTGATAAGGAGCTCGATAGCCTAGAAGCGGCGCTAGCGTATGCCATAGCGGAAGCGCGGAACGCTCACAGTGTCCCACATAGGGTCCTGACGGTAAAGAAGAGTGGCAAGGTGAAAGTGCTTGCTAAGTTTAAGCCACTGAGGGATGCATGATGTACTATGTACAATATAAACTGAAGGACGATGGTAAGCTGTGGATCAACGATCTTAAGTGCGGCAGCCTAGACGAGGCTTTGATCTACGCTTTCCCAGAGGCGCGTAATAGCGTCAAGCTATACCATCGTATCGTTTGGATTAAGAAGAATGGCAAGGTGAAAGTACTTGCTAAGTTTAAGCCACTGAGGGATGCATGATGTACTGGGTCGTGATGTTTGACCGTGACGGTGGCGAGCTAGACCCCGAAGGGCCTTTCGACTGCCAGCGTGACGCGCAGAGCCATGCAGAGTTTGCTCTTGACTGGCGCTGGGTGTCTTATGAAATACAAGAGGAGGACGTATGACAGATGATATGCTAGCCGCTGTTACTACAGCCGTAAGTCTTAAACGTGGCGCGTACACATGGGCTGAGGCTCTGGACGTTATAGTGCTTTTAGACCATAATGTCTTATATTATGAACAAATAACTATCTTATAGATCAATATATAAGACATATTATGAAGACTCAAGCAACCAGTACGCTGCTATACAACACAACCTTGACGAGTTCCAAGCCGAGGACTTAGAATCAATTGCACGTAACCAGTACCGACGACTACAGGAGCAAACGAAATGAACCAGTTAGAAACGTACCACAAACTGCGAGATATGCAGCGCAAGATCAAACACTTGCGTGACCTTAACACCATGAGCCTAAACGGCGACCCTGTATCACAAGGCGTGGCCTTAGCATACGATA